TAAAGCCATATGGGAAGCTGCAGATAAAGCAGCTTCTAATTTAAATGATTCTGCTGATAGTATTAAACAAAATGCTGCAGAACAATCAAAAATAAACGAAACAATCGGTTCTATTTTTAACAATTTTAAAAATTCAATGTTTGGCGGTAATAATTCCAGCGGCTCTAATAACGGAAACGGAGGAAATGGTGGTAGAGGAGGAAATTCTTCTGGAACAGGCGGTTTTGATGGTGGCGGACCAGGTCGCCAAAATGATAAAATACAAAATATTTTAGTTGATTTATTAAATGTTAGTAAGAATATTCTTGAATATTCTCGTTCTAACAATGATGTATTATATGATATTTTAAATGCAATTAGTGGACAAGAAAGACAAAAAATAGAACAATCTCGTGAAAGCAATCAATCTCGTGAAAGTAATACATATAAAAATGAGGTAAAAAAAGGAAGTATTGGATCAAATATAGGTGAAGCTTCTACTGGAATTGGTAATGGAATTGGTAGTATGCTCTCAGGTGCAGGCAATTTTCTTGGAGGTATGACTGGAGGTTTGGGTAAACTATTGGGTGGTGCTGGCATTGCTGCTTTCTTGTTATCAGAAGTAGATGCAGAAAAAATAAAGAAAAATGTAAATACATTACTTACTATAGGTGAAGGTTATGAAAGTAAATTGGAATTTCTTAAAGATGGTGGCATCCTTTCAGGGATGCTATTTGGTATAGGCACTGGATTATCTTTATTTTCAATAGGTCAATTTGCAAATGTCGTCGCAGAGTGGACTACCGGAGCCCTAGGGCAAGAAAATTGGGCTGATAAAGTAAAAGAAAATATAGCCACTCTATTAGAGATAGGAAATCTGCCTCATTCTGGGGATGCTCTATGGTTATCAGCAGCATTAATGGGCATAGGTACAGGATTAGCTGTATTTGGTGTAGGTAAAGGTATTGCAGGTGGTGTGGACGGATTATTAAAAGGCATAGAATTTTTTACGGAGGGGCCACCCTTTGCACAAAAATTAAAAGATGAAATTGGAACATTACTTTCAATTGCAGATTTACCTCATTCTAACGATGCAGGATGGTTATCAGGAGCATTAATGGGCATAGGTACAGGATTAGCTATATTTGCAGTAGGTCAGGGTTTAGAAGCTATTGCCGGCGGCATGCAGGGTGTTATATCTTTTTTTACTTCAAAACCTTTTGGGCAGAGAATATATGATGAGGTAAAGGCCTTATTATCAATAGCTGATATACCCCATGCTTCTGATAATGTCAATTGGTTTGTGAATGCGGCAGCTGGCATTACAGCGGGTCTAGGAGTATTTGCATTTGGTAAGGGTCTTGAAAGTATAGTTAGTTTTTTAAATGTGTTTAGTGCACAGTCTTACGGTGAAAGGATATATAACGAAGTAAAATCTATACTCGCAATAGCTGATATTCCTCATGCTTCTGATAATGTTATTTGGTTTGCAGACGCTATGGCTGGTATTGCTGCGGGTCTCGGTGTATTCGCATTCGGCAAAGGTCTTGAAAGTATAGTTAGTTTTTTAAATGTGTTTAGTGAAAAATCTTACGGTGATAGGATATATGATGAAGTTTCTAAATTATTATCATTAACAAAAATACAAGCTGATGGAAAATCATTCTTTCTTACAATGACAGATATTGCAGCAGGCCTTTCTATATTTGCCGCAAGCGACTTTGCAACCTCATTATTAGATGTTGGTACTAGCATATTAAACTTCATATCAGGTGATACTAGCCCGTTTGAAAAAATTAAAGAATTAGCTAATGATGCAGATAAATTAGAAAAGGGCGCAAATGCGTTAGAAAAAATTGCAAACGCATTATCGACATTTTCTAATATTAAAACTGGCAATTTAGGTGAGATTGATTTTGAAGGTATGGCAAAAAACTTAGGTCAAGCTATACCTTTATTGAACGCTTTATCTAAAGGGGGAATAGTTCCAGCTAAAGGCCTTTTTTCCTGGGCACAATCTGATTTAGATTTTGGTAAAGGTATATTAGATCCTGATCTTAGATTAGATGATATGACTTCTGCAATAAGTAAAATAAATTATGTACTTGGTAACAATACATCTTTAAATACAACAAAAAATACATCTGAAGAATCTATAAACAGCATGGCCGTTGGAAAGGATGCTGAGCGAGAGTCATTGGACAACATAGCCGTTGGAATTTTAGATGGAAAAGGTGCTGAGCGAGAGTCATTGGACAGCATGGTCGCTGGAAAAGGTGCTGAGCGTTCAATTCTAAACGCCATTAAAACAGTAGGCTATAAAGGAATAGTGTCGACTCGTGAAAAAATGATTAATGATCAGAGATTTAATGCAGCAACTGATCTTGTGCCGACAGAAAATCCGACTGCTCCTGCTTTCTTAAAGGGAGCTAATGATCTTGCTATATCAGCTTCAGCTCCGGAAAAACCCAATGTAATAATTATGCCGCAAATGCAAAACGGCGGCTCTAGCGGCGCCATGGCCCCTACCAGTGCAGTGAAATCGGGGGCGCCAAGTACCGCCCCCGTTATGTCTCACATAGATAGATCTTTGTATCCGTTTATCGGATCGTATCCGTAAGGATCACTCAGATGCAAGTTTCTTAAAGAAACTAAGATCTTCATCATCGTCATCCCATGGTGCGGCTGCTGTAGGAGTTTCCTTCATAGGCGCTGACTTCTGAGGAATCTGAAAAGCATCTTCCTCTTCATGATGTGCTGCAGCTGCCGGAGCAGATGCAGAAGCTCCCAATGCCTTCTCTAACTTTGCCTTGAGATCAGCATAGGACTTGAAGTGCTTGATATCAACGAGTTCCTGCAAAGAATGAATGTTAGTGATGTTCTTTGCAAGATCCGCATCATCTGCAAACAATGGACCTGGCTTATCAAACTCTGACTTGTCATAGTTACGATAACCTTCCACCTGACGAATCTTCAATTTGAAGTTTGCGCCATCCCAAAGATCAAAAGGATTAATCTTTACGTCATCTGCAAACTGTGGGTGCATTGCTTCGTTGAGCTTATCAAAGATCTTCTTGCCATACTTGTACAGGAATACTTTACCTTCGTTTTCTGGACGAGTAGGATCCTTTACTACGAATATATTCGAGTAATACGACAAACGACGTTTCTGTGCGCGCACGATAGTCTTATTGGCTTCAATACCAGAGTTCCACAACTTTGAGTTGTATTCAGAAACTGGATCTGCTTGTCCAATAGTTGTCAGGCTCCGTTCGATATACCATCCGCCGGCACCTTGGAATCCATGATCCCAGATACGTACGAAAGGAACATCTTCTCCTGTAGGGGCTGGAAGAAAGCGAATAACTGCATAACCGTTGCCGGCCTTGTCTACGTCTGGTTTCCAGAACCTGTCGTCGTCTTTGTTGCCACCTTCCTGATTGGGATTCTGGCTGAGCTTAGAAAGTTCGCTGGTTAGCTTATCGAAAGACGACTTGCGATTCTGCTTGAGTGCTTCAAAATTAATAGTCATGTATATTCTCCGTTGTATGATGTATGACGATGTATATCGTAGTATTAATAGTATAGTATGTTTTATGACAAGTCAAGAAAATTTGTTTCTCAAAATGTCACAGTATTTAGTCTTTTCATATTCCATGAAAGGCCTAAATTTCTTGCAGTTCATAGCAATAGCTGGCCATAGAACTGGATCGGATATTTTCTTGTTCCAACTTCCAAAGAAACGCACACAATCTTGAATAATAATAAAAGTTTCTTTGGTTATCTTTTTACGAGTAAGAAGTTTTAACAGATGAGGATAATCACCTTCTTCTACTTTGAAGTTAGCATCAAAATCTTCCAAAAGATTATCAATATCAGACTGGAAGATGTATGTTAATGATTGTTTTCTACGCAGAAACTCGTTATATATAAGTTCTTTATCTAATCCAAAAAGGTCTCCAACCCATACTTTTCTACCTTCAGAAAAGTTAGCAACTAAAAAATTTAGAGGATCTTCATGCTTGGATAATTTATAGAACATATATTTGTCTTTACGAGCTTCAAATGTATGTTCTGATGTGTTCACTTTACCATTATATTTAAAATAATCATAAGAGTCAGTTGTAAAATGATTCTTTACAGCTGAATAAAGTTGATAAGCTTCGAATGGTTTCATATTGGTAGTCGTGCTGTCTTTCTCATAAGATTAAGTTCTTCGGCTTCATATTGTATTTTAGATTTTAATACTGTGCTTTGTTTGATCATCGAAGCTGCAGTTTCTACTTCTAAATTGTTAATTTCACAATAATAAATTACAGCATCAAAAAAACTAATATTTTAGAAGTAGAAACTGCGGCTTCGATGATCAAACAAAGCACAG